GCAGCGCAACAGATGCAGCCGCAGCCGCTCGAGCAGCCAGCGATTCCTGGTGTACCAATGGGGCCGCGTTGACATCTATCAAGAAACGGTTTCTAATAGCTTAAACCTACCGATGGGATCATCGGGTTTATTCTTGGAGTAATCCATGTCTGAAGTAGCAGAAGTAAGCCAGGAGCCAGCAAGGAAACAAGCTGCGAACCTGGTAACGAGTGAAAATTTAGCTGATTTCCAGGCAAAAAAACTTGGTTTAGCCCAGCCAGAAACTCCAACTGAGGCCGCTGATGCGGAGCCGGTTGTCGAGCAAGATGGGAGTGAATCAGAGGCCGAGGGAGAAGCTGCAACAGGTGAAAAGAAGCAAAACCCAAAACTAGAAAAGCGGTTTTCGGAACTGACGAAGCAGCGCGAAGCGGCCCGCCAAGAAGCGGAACGTGAGCGAAAAACTCGAGAAGCTTTAGAAGCGCGATTAAAGGATTTGGAAGCAAAGGTGAATCCGCCGAAATCGGATGAACCGGATTCCAGACCTACAATGGCGCAATTTAATGATGCTGAAGAGTGGGCTGCGGCTCTGGCCGAGTGGACTACTGATCGAAGAATGCGGGAGCGAGATCAAGCAGAACTTGCAAGGAAGGCCGAGGAAGAACAGTCGCGGATGCGGCAGAAATTCCAAGAGCGGTTAGAGGTCACCAAAAAAGAACTGCCGGATTGGGACGAAATGATTGCGTCTAGTGATGTCTCGGTGTCACAACCGGTCACAGATGCGATTATTGAAAGTGATGTAGGGCCCCAGGTCCTGTATTACTTGGCCGAAAATCCTGATTTTGCTCGAGAACTGGCGGAGAAATCCATCACTTCTCAACTGCGTGCGATTGGGCGTTTGGAATCAAAATTTGAATCCAAACCTGTGGTTAAGGAACCTGTGGCGAAGAAATCGAATGCTCCGGCACCGATTACCCCGCTGAAATCCGGTGGAAACCCAGCCGATATTAGTCTGGACTCCAACCGTCAATTTCATGGCACTTTCGCGCAATGGAAAGCTGCGAGAGCCGCTGGGAAAATTAGGTGACGGATAAACCCTAAAACTTGATTGGAGAAATAAAATGGCAAATAACTTGCTAACCATATCCATGATCACCAACGAGGCGTTGATGGTCCTGGAAAACGAATTAACCTTCACGGGTCGTGTTGATCGTAACTATGATGACCAGTTTGCGGTTGTCGGTGCCAAGATTGGTAACACCGTCAATGTCCGCCGTCCTGGCCGTTTCATTGGTACGACTGGCCCAGCCCTGAACGTGGAAGACTTTAACGAGACATCCACACCAGTTACCCTTTCAACCCAGTTCCATGTGGATACACAATTCACAACCCAGGACCTTTCCCTGTCTTTGGATATGTTCTCGGACCGCGTGTTGAAGCCAGCTATCGCTGCTATTGCCAACAAAATCGACTTTGATGGCACAACGATGGCCGTTGACAACACCGCTAACACGGTTGGCACGGCCGGTGTCGTTCCTTCTGACATCGCAACCTTCTTAACTGCCCAGGCTTATCTGGACGGCGAAGGCGCTCCCCGTGATGGCAAGCGTTCTTGCGTGGTTGATCCCTTTACCGGCGCCTCGATTGTTGGCTCCTTAAAAGGTCTGTTCAACCCCCAGGGAACAATTTCTGGCCAGTACGAAAAGGGAATGATGGGCCGCGACACCATCGGCATGAACTGGTATATGGACCAGAACATTGTGTCCCATACCTACGGTTCGTATTCGACCGCAACGATGTCCACCAACACAACGACCTTTACCGGTTCGCTGACGACTGGCTGGGCTCAGACATCCACCATCACCATCGCGGCTGCAACTGCTAATGCCGTGTTGAATGCTGGTGACACGATCCAGATTGCTGGCGTGTTTGCAGTCAACCCACAGAACCGCCAGCCATACGGTGGCAATGTATTGCGTAACTTTGTGGTTACTTCTGCGGTCACGATTACTTCTGGTGGTTCAGCATCTGTGACGGTCTCACCGGCCATCATCACCGCTGGCCAATTCCAGAACGTGTCTGTACTTTCGACATCTTCGACTGCGGTTGTCACTCCGTTCAATAAGACCGGTGTGGTTAGCCCGCAGAACTTGGTGTTCCACCGCAATGCGTTCACCCTGGCAACTGCCGACCTCGAATTGCCTGATGGCGTTCATTTTGCTGGCCGCGCAAGCGACAAGGACAACGGTCTCTCGATCCGTGTTGTTCGTCAATATACGATCAATAACGACTCGATCCCGACCCGTTTGGATGTTCTCTACGGTTGGGCTCCGCTCTATCCCGAACTCGCCTGCCGCGTTGCAGCTTAATTAGGAAAGGAACTTAATCATGGCAAATCCAGGACCAGCAAGTACCCAAACCTCCAACTACCTATTAAACGGTAGTGCAGCCGATGGTGTTTTACTCGGCATCGCTGGAGGTGAGGTTGGTTTTTACGGCGAGACCCCCGTGGTTCAAGCCGGTGCTATCACCCCGCTAGTATCGACAACGGCCTCCACGGCTGACGTTGCGGCTGCGGTCAATAGCATCATTACTGCATTGCAAAACATCGGCATTACCGCCTAAGATGTTTTGAAGCTACGGAGAAGCCGCCCTCAAAAGGGGTGGCTTTTCTCATTTTTAGGAACCGCATGAAGCACATAATGTTGGCAATGCCCGCCTACACAGGCGTGGTTCACATGGGAACGATGCGCTCTTTAATGACGGATTGCATCAATCTAATTAAGCGCGGCGACCGGTTTACCCTGGTCGATGACATTGGAAATGCCCTGATTGCTGACTGCCGAGGCGTAATAACAACCAATTTCTACCATTCTGACTGCGATGAACTGGTGTTTATCGACTCAGATGTGGCCTGGGAGGCCGGAGCCCTGTGCAGGCTTATTGACCATCCGGTGGACCTGGTGGCTGGTGCATACCCAGCACGGGCCGATCCAATCAAATTTAGCGTAGGCTGGATTGAGGAGCGAAAGTACCTAAAAGCCGACCCTGAAACGGGACTTTTAGAGGTGGATCGTGTTCCAACAGGATTTTTAAAAATTACCAAAAACTGTATTTCTAAGATGATTGAGGCCTATCCAGAAACCTTTCATCACGATGCGGCCGTTAACAACCAGTTTTACCCCCTTTTTGAATCGTTTATTGATACTGAAAAAAAGTGGAAGTACGGCGAGGATTTTTCATTTTGTAAACGGTGGAAAGAAATCGGTGGCCAGGTCTGGCTAGATCCAGAAATAAATATGGGCCATATCGGGAATAAAATCTTCGAAGGACATATTGGAAACTGGCTGAAAAGTAGGATAATTTCACAACCAACATCTGAGGTGAACCATGAATCAAATTAAAATTCTCAGCGCAACCTATGCCCTGGATCTTACGACTGCCGCGTCTTCGGCCCTGCAAATCGTCCCAAATACCCCGACCCGCGCCTACCGTGTAGCTCTGCTCAACACGGGAACAGGTAAGGCTGCGGTAACATTTGGCACAACTTCAAGCAATATGGATACCCCAGCAATTGCGGCAACCGGCGCATCTGGGTCATTTGTGCTGCCGGCCAACATGATCTATCCAATGATTATTGACTGTGGCGCACCGGATCTGTATTTAAAGGCTATCTCATCAGGCACTAACACCTTATACATTACGTTGGTGGCTACCGAATAAGGATTCACCATGTCGAATCAGACCGCTAAGACCATAACGACCAACATCGTTCCGGTTCAAGGGACGTTTGAGCCCCTTTACCCGTATGACATTATTTCGTTTATTGGGCCAGCAGGGTTGCCGTTTTACGCCCCAACTAACCCCAATTTGGACGGGGTAAACATAACGAACAGTACGATTAACAGTTCGACCATAGGGGCAACTACGCCATCCACAGGTGCTTTTACGACTGCAACTGCGGTCAATGCCCCGTCCGGTAACTTCGATCTCACCAACAAGCTCTATGTCGATTCCGCGATAGCTGGGATCTCATGGAAGCAGCCGGTCTTGGCGGCAACGACCACCAATATCACCCTGACAGGCGCTCAGACCATTGACACCGTTTCCGTGGTTGCGGGTGACAGGGTTCTAGTTAAGGATCAGACCAATCAAGCGCAAAACGGTATTTATATCGTTGGGACACCGTGGGTGCGGTCTGATGACGCAAATACTTGGGATGAACTGGTTTCAGCCCTAGTCTTTATTGAGGACGGCACCCTAAGTGGCACGGCGTGGTACTGCTACGTCATGCAGGGTGGAACACTTGGTGTCACCCCGGTTACCTGGTCAAACTTTTCAATCGCGGGTACTTATTTTGCCGGTACAGGGTTATCCCTAGCCGCGAACACTTTCAGCATTACCAACACCGGAGTGGCTGCGGCTACCTACGGTTCAGCGTCAGCGGTTCCGGTTTTTGCGGTTAACGCCCAAGGCCAACTAACAAGCGTAACAAATACGAACATAGCAATTGCGGGGTCTGCAATAACGTCTGGAACGATTGATTCTGGCAGACTTTCAGGCTCATACACCGGAATCACCGAGGTAGGGACCCTTACGGGCCTGACGGTCAGCGCAACGATCACAGGGTCGATTTCTGGCAACGCCGCAACCGCTACCAATGCGACCAACGCGGTGACGGCCACAAACCTAGCTGGCGGGACCACAGGAAGCGTTCCGTACCAATCTGGGGCTGGGGCAACAACCTTTGTTGGAATCGGCTCCACGGGTCAGGTTTTGACCGTTGCGGGCGGTGTCCCAACGTGGGCAGCGCCGGCAGCTTCTGGTGACGTAACCGGCCCAGCATCTTCTACGGATAACGCTATTGCAAGGTTTGATTCAACGACCGGCAAAGTTATCCAGAACTCAACGATTACCCTGTCTGATCCTGGTGCGCTGCAAAACGTCAACGAAATCAATTGGGACATCACTCCCGCGTCAGTTGTGGGCGGTGCGGGCTCTCTGTCTTGGAATAACAACGACAACACCCAAACCTTGCAGTTGATTGGTAACAACAACGTAGAACTAAAACTTACGCAAGAAAGCTATTACCGCGTTAAAGCATCGTCCGCAATTACCAAGGGCAATGTCGTGATGCTGACCGGCACGTTAGGATCGTCCGGGGGTTTATTAGGCGCTCCAGCTACGGGTCTGACTGCGGCTACCGGCTACTACGTTTTAGGCATAGCCAAGGAGTCGGCGGCTCTCAACGGCTGGATTTACGTTCAGTCCTTTGGAGAAGTTAAGGGAATAGACACCTCTGGAACCCCTGTAAGTGAAACTTGGGTTGACGGGGACGTTTTGTATTACAACCCTGCGGTTACGGGTGGACTGACCAAAAACGTACCAAATGCACCAAACGCCAAGGTTCAGGTAGCTGCGGTCGTTCACGCGGACAACACCAACGGCATCTTATTTGTAAGGCCTACGTTTGAGCCACGGCTAAACGACCTGTCAAACGTATACGCACCAACCCCCGCAGACGGAGACCTAATTATTTGGGATAACACCGACTCACGCTGGGAAAGCAGAGCCGGGGCCAACGTATCGGTAGGGACTGCGACCAACCTAGCTGGTGGCGCTACGGGTTCTTTACCGTACCAATCAGGTGCTGGCGCGACTACGTTTTTAGGGATTGGATCAACCGGACAGGTTCTCAAAGTATCAGGTGGGGTTCCCACTTGGTCGAGCGATGCTTCTGGAGTGACGATTGCGGATGACACCACGACCGCAACACCTTTGTACCCAATCTTTACTTCAGCAACTACGGGTAACGCGACCACGGTCAATGTGGCCTCAACCAAGCTCAAATTTACCCCGTCAACGGGAACGATGGAAAGCATCGTCCTAAAGCTTAACGGAACGAGTTCCGGGTATGTAGGACTTCAAGGTGCTGCGGCTGCGGGATCAACGACTTACACCTTACCCAGCTCAGACGGTACGACCGGTCAGGTCTTGCAAACGGACGGCTCTGCAAACCTTTCGTGGGTAACTTCAACGTCAAATTCAATAATTGTAGAAAATGCTCAGACTATTTCTTCTAATTATGTTTTGTCGGCGGGAACAAATGGTCAAAGTATTGGGCCAGTTACAATTTCAACGGGCGCTTCTGTAACGGTTGGCGCAAATCAAAAATGGGTTATATGGGGGATTTAATATGAGCAACTTAAAATTTCAAGGCAATGCAAGCGGAGCGGGTACAACTACCGTTCAAAGCGCAAATACAGGATCTTCAACCACATTTACGCTACCGGGAACTGACGGGACTAACGGACAGGCTCTTGTAACAGACGGGTCTGGCGCTCTTAGTTTTGCTTCAGTAGGCAATGTTTCAACGTCTGCAAACAATGCCTTTACCGGAGCAAATACTTTTTACAACGCCACGGGCCAAAATTTTGGAACTGGAACATCAACTGAAGATGGGTTTGTAATTGCAGGAAGGGCTGGAGGAAGTTCCTCATATCGAGTAACTTTAACGCCCGGAACACTTTCTGCAAGCAGAACGGTCACATTTTTTGATCCGGGTGCTAATTACACGGTTGGATATAGAAATATTCCAGCGGTAGGAACCAAAACAGGTTCATACACACTTGCTACATCGGATATTGGAGAATATGTTCAGGTAGGTTCTGGCGGTTCAATAACAATTCCAGACGCTACTTTTGCGGAGGGTGACGTAATATCAATTTTCAATAACACTTCGGGAAATATCACAATTACTTGTTCGATCACTACGGCATACATTGCTGGCACAGACTCAGACAAATCATCAATGACCTTGGCAACCCGTGGAGTGGCAACCGTATTGTTTATTTCTGGCACGGTATGCGTTGTAACAGGAAATGTGAGTTAATTTATGAGCGGAATAATGCTCTCGCTTCTAGGTGCTAAAGCAGGGGTAACGTACATTACTGCAAGTGGTGGTACTGAAACAACGTCTGGAAATTACAAATATCATACGTTTACTGGAAATGGTACTTTTTCAGTTAGTTCTGTAGGTTCTGGTTCGGTTGATAGCAACATAGTTGATTATTTAGTTGTTGCTGGCGGGGGTGGAGGCGGTGGAAAAATTGGTGGTGGCGGTGGCGCAGGAGGCTATCGAAATGGAACAGGTCAGACCGTTACCGCTTCAAGTTACACAATAACCGTTGGCGGCGGAGGCTCAGGAGGATCAACCGCCAATCCAGCTCCGAGGGGTGGAAATGGTTCTTCGTCATCTATTTCCGGGTCATTTTCATCCTCATGTACTGGGGGCGGTGGCGGTGGAACTTATGACAATACTTCTGGTAATAGCGGTGGCTCTGGGGGCGGCGGTGCTGGCAATTCTGGAAGTGGAGGAGCCGGTACGTCTGGAGAAGGAAATTCTGGAGGAACTGGCTCAGACGCAAGCACCCGTAGGGGAGCTGGTGGTGGCGGGAAAAGCGCCAGCGGTGGAAATGGAAATCCATCTGGCGCACCCGGAAACGGTGGAAACGGCTCTCAATGGGTGAATGGAACATATTACGGAGGCGGTGGAGGTGGCGGTTCTGATAGCGCCTACACAACGTCCGTAGGATCGGGTGGTCTTGGTGGCGGGGCTAATGGGGCAACAGGAAGCAATACTCCAAGTCCAGCTACTGCAAACACCGGTGGCGGTGGTGGCGGTGGAGGTAACGTATCTGGAGGCGCTCAAGGCCCCGGAAGTGCCGGTGGATCAGGCGTAGTGATTATTAGATATAGGTTCCAATAATATGAGCGGTATTCACTTAATGCTTGTTGGCGCAAAACAACCCGTGTCTTTTATTACGGCAACGGGTGGAACTATTACAACTTCTGGAAACTACAAAATTCATACCTTTACCGGAAGCGGAACTTTTACGGTTTCCGCGGTTGGGTCTGGTTCGGTTGATAGCGATAAAGTTGAATATGTGGTTGTTGCTGGTGGCGGCTCTGGTGGAAATGGTACTGGAGGCGGTGGCGGTGGTGGCGCTGGTGGATATAGATCATCGGTCGTTGGAGAGAATTCTGGTGGCGGGGCATCTGCGGAATCACGATTAACTGTAACGGCAACTTCCTATACAGTAACTATTGGAGGCGGCGGCGCATCTTCAAGTGCAAATGGTTCAAATTCAGTTTTTGGATCAGTTACATCAACTGGTGGTGGGGGTGCTGCTGGGGGTGGAACATATAACGGAAATTCTGGAGGTTCCGGAGGCGGTGGTGGCGGGGGCGCAGTTGGAACTCCCGGATTGGGTGGTTCTGGAACTGCCAATCAAGGATATAGGGGTGGCAACGGAAAAACTGATAACGCAACTTATCGAGCTGGTGGCGGGGGTGGTGGCGCTGGCGCAGCGGCTGCTGACGTATCTTCAAATCCGCCAACCGCAGGTGGTGTCGGTGTAAGCAGTAGCGTTAATGGATCAGCCACATACCGTGCTGGTGGTGGTGGCGGTGGTGGAAACGGAGGCGGCGCAGGAGGCGGTGCTGGCGGCCTCGGCGGCGGTGGCGCTGGATCAACCTCGGGAGCTGGAACTGCTGGAAGCACAAATACTGGTGGTGGCGGTGGTGGTAGCGCAAATGCAGTAAATGGCGCAAACGGCGGTTCTGGAATTGTAATTGTTAGATATAGGTATCAATAATGGCACACTTTGCAAAACTTGATGAAAACAATGTAGTGCTTGAAGTCAATGTAATTGACAACGAAAATCTACTTGATTCCAATGGCATTGAACAGGAAGAAGTTGGTATTGCTTTTTTAGTTCAATGGTCTGGTGGATATACCAATTGGAAGCAGACTTCTTACAACGGAAACATTCGTAAGAATTATGCTGGAATTGGATATGTATATGACACGGCTCGAGATGCCTTTATTCCTCCCAAACCTTATGCATCATGGGTATTGAAGGAGGACACTTGTACATGGGAATCGCCAGTTCCTTATCCTGAAGATGGAAATTATTATGTTTGGGATGAAGCAACGACAAGCTGGGTAGAATCATAAACAATTGTTTGTTAATAACCAAAAAAATGGCTTGATATGTTTACTTGGAAAATCTTAGATGTTTTTTCAGAAGATGGGCAGATAACGAAAGTTCGCTATCAAGTCACGCATGAAAATGTATCAACTGAAGGTTATTGGGTTTTTCGAGAAAACAGGCAACATTGCGAATTATCTGAGGTGCATGAGCATTTATTGACTCATTGGTTGCATTTAGACATGGCAGAGACCAAAGACAAAATTCAAGAAAACCTTGAAAAACAAGCTGCCAAAACGGAAACATCTGGTTTGCCGTGGAAAGTAGAGACATTTAAGGTGAAGTTATGACCCAGCCCATAGACATTATTAGCCGCGCTCTAAAAGACATTGGGGCGCTCGAAGCTGGCGAGACCCCAGCCCCAGCGGATGCCCAGGACGCATTCGATATGCTCAATGACATGATCGATCAATGGTCGAATGAGCAGATGATGGTCTATTACAAGACCGAGATTATTTTTACCCTGACCTCTGGACAGACTCAGTACACCATTGGACCGGGCGGCCAAATTGGCGGAACCCTGACCGGATCAATAGCTGGAACTACCCTAACGGTTACCGATGTGTCTGACGGCGCTATTGCCCTGGGCATGACTTTGTCGGGTTCGGGTGTGGCGTCCGGTACAAAAATTACCAGGTTTGGCTCCGGTGCGGGCGGCAATGTTAATTCGGACGGAACTTATACGGTTAACATTTCCCAGACGGTGGCCAGCACTACCATTTCGGCCTTTTACGAAAGGCCCCTATCAATTAATTCGTCATTTGTGAGAGTAAACACTAACTCCAATGGCCAGCCCATATTGAACGGCGGCCTGGATTATCCGGTTGCTATTTTGAACCTGGAAAATTACGAATTAATTGGTTTAAAGACTTTGAATGGTCCCTGGCCAAGGGCTCTTTATTACCAGCCAGGCGAGACCCTTGGAACAATAACTGTCTGGCCAAACCCATCGCAGGGCGAAATGCATATTTTTGCTGACACCTTGTTTCAAAGGTTTACATCAATTAATGACGAGATTGTTATTCCCCAGGGCTATTTAATGTGCTTGCGCTGGTGCTTGGCCGAGCGGCTAATGCCCATGTACGGTAAAGCCAGCCAAACCCAGATCCAAATGATCAACGGTTTTGCTAGTCACGCCAAATCAACCATTAAGCGGACCAACATGAAACCCATGCAAGTGGCTAGATTTGAGGACACTTTGATTGTTGGCAAGAGAGCCGATGCAGGCTGGATTTTGACCGGAGGTTTTTGATGCCGGACTTTGGATTCGTTGGCGCGGCATACGAGGCGCCATCGATATATCAGGATGCCCAAGAGTGCATCAATTTCTATCCCGAGGTGGACCCAACCAAGGCCCAGGGAGAGCGCGGCGTTGTGGCGTTATACCCAACACCAGGGCTAGAAACTGTTGCTATTTTGCCAAATCAGGAAGAAGTGCGAGGCATTCGAACCCTGTCTGGCGGCACCCAGGTTGTCACCGTCTGTGGTGATTTTGCCTATGTTATGGAATCGGACTATACGCCCAAAATGATTGGGCAACTCAACACCGCAACGGGAGTCGTTGGGATTGTGGATAACGGCGTCAATGCCTACATTGTGGACGATAGCTACCGTTACACCTGGTTTATTTCTAATCCATCATCTGCCATTTTTACCGGATCAATTAGTAGCACAACCCTTACCGTTACTTCTGTTCTAAGTGGAACCATTGCGGTGGGACACGCTATTTTTGGCCAGGGAATTGCCCAGAACACCGTAATTACTGCTCTAGGAACTGGGTCGGGAGGGGTTGGAACTTACACGGTTAGCGACTCGCAAACGGTAACATCAACCACAATTAACTCGGTTTCGGCTCCTGCAATTGTGACCGGAGATATTTCTGGCACAACCCTTACGGTGTCGGCCGTAACCAGCGGAACTCTCAAAATTGGTCAAACTATTGAGGGAAGCGGAGTAACTGATGGAACTATTATCAAGGCCTTTGGTACAGGTTCTGGTGGTGCTGGCACTTATACGGTCAGCGCCTCCCAAACCGTCTCTAGCACAACGATATACGCCTTAAACTGGACGGTCCTACCATCAACCGATGGCGCCTTTGAGGGCGGCGGAACGGTGGATATTACCGACAATTACTTTGTTTACAATAAACCAAACTCTCAGCTTTGGGCCGCATCTGACCTACTGAGCCCAATTACGGACCCCCTGTCTTTTGCTTCTAAAGACGGATCTCCAGACGACCTGGTTTCAATTATTGTTGACCGGCGAGAAGTTTATCTTCTTGGCGAAATGTCGTCCGAGGTGTGGATTAATTCCGGCGCGGTCCCGTTCCCATTTACTAGGATTCCAGGAACCTCAACCCAACAGGGAATTGCGGCTCAATGGTCCATGTCTCGAATGGGTAACTCTTTTGCGTATGTTTCCAAAAACAACCGAGGCGAGGCCATGGTTGTGCGGATGAACGGGTACTTTCCAGAGCGGATCTCAACCCACGCGGTTGAGACCACCCTAGTAAACCAAAATGTTTCTGACGCGGTCGCCTGGACTTACCAATTAGAAGGTCACGAAGTTTATGTGGTTTCGTTTCCAAGTGTTGGCGAAAACGGCCTGACATGGGCCTACGACAACACAACCGGCCTTTGGCATAAGTGGTTGTATAGAAACAATCAAAATCAATTTGAACGCCACCGGGGAAATTGCTGCGCATTCTTTAACCAGCAAGTATTGGTTGGTGACTACGAAAACGGCAAAATATACCAATTAAGCCGGAACTATTACACGGACGATGGCCAACCAATTCGCAGAATCCGCAGGGCTCCGCACCTAGTATCTGATCTTCAAAGACAGTATTTCCATGAACTCCAAATTCAATTCCAACCTGGGGTTGGATTATCGACCGGCCAGGGAGAGGACCCGCAGGCCATGTTGCGGTGGTCTAATGACGGCGGATCTACCTGGAGCAATGAATACTGGACCAGTATTGGCAAGCAGGGCAAATACCAAAACCGCGCCATCTGGCGCCGGCTGGGATGGTCTCGAGACAAGATTTTTGAGGTGTCCATTTCTGACCCTGTCAAAGCGGTCATTGTGTCGGCCAACCTCAAGGCGGAGGCTGGAGAGAATTAATGTCCACCCCCCAAAATCAACGGATTCCTACTAGCCAGCTTGTAGACCAAACTGGCCGGCCAACTCGCGCCTGGCAATTGTTTTTTCTAAATTTATTGAACTTTTCCAGCGCCTCCACGGCAACGGCCGGTTCAGCTACCCTGCCTGCGGCCCCCGAGGGTTTTATTGAAATTACTGTCAACGGCGAATCCAAAAAGGTTCCTTACTACAACCCATGAATGAAACACATTTAGCACCCCTAGTTTTGCCGCCGGCCGCTCAAAAGTGGCTTTTGGACTTTTGGTCCGTTATTCAAGGACTAGACGATTGGCGCGATAATGATCCGGTCGAGCCCAGACAGAAGGAAAAGGTCATTTACCAGGTCATGGTGGAATTGCCCCAAAACCAATTTTTCCAAGCTCATTCGCACAACTTGTTACCTATTGTCAGCAGCTTAATTTTGAGGTGGATTGGTGCTAACAAACTAGAAGATAATAGAGAGCAATTACAGAAGGCTTATATGTGGCGGGCTGGTTATTACGACTTGGTTCTCGAGGTTGTGCGCCTGGTCCACGGGTTTGATGGGGCAGCAAATGCTGCGGAATTTGTCGCCAAACTGTATGGCGAGACTTACGAAGATTATGTGAAGGAGTTTGAAAATGCCTGATCCAATAACCGGAACGATTGCGGCGGTATCGACAGTCGCCAGCGGGGCAATGGGTGCAAGTGCTGCCAAAAAGGCGGCGGCGACCCAAGCGGCTTCGGCCGACCGTGCCATGGCTCAAGAACGAGAAATGTTCGATATTTCGAGAGCAGACCTGGCGCCATATCGTGAGATTGGCCAAGTAGCACTCCAGGACATAGAACGGATGAAACCGTTCTTTACTTCTCAGTTTGGACCGGATCAGTTTGAGCAGTATTTGGACCCCAGCATGGAATTTCGCCGGCGACTTGGAACTCAGGCCACCGAGCGCCTGGCCAATGTGGGCGGCGGAGCATTAAGCGGCAACACTTTGCGGGCTTTAGAAGATTATGGACAAGGCCTGGCGTCCACCGAATACGGCCAGGCATTTAATCGATTCCAGACTGAGCGCGGGAACATTTACAACTTATTGGCCAACATTTCTGGAATGGGTCAGCAGTCTGTCAATACAGGCGTTCAGGCCGGTCAAAACTTTGCGGCGCAACAAACAGGCCTACTTACGGGCCAGGGCGCTGCTCAGGCTGCCGGTCAGGTGGGCGCTGCTAATGCTTATAGCGGGGCTCTTGGCCAGCTTGGCAATTACGCCATGATGTATGGAATGCGGCCGCAACAGGCCCCAGCCGTTACTCCCGTAGCATCACTTGGTGGTTATGGCGGTTATGGCGGTATGGGCGGAAACGCAACCGACATGGGTGTTGGAGGCGGAATAAGGATGTCACCAGGACAAGTAGCCGGATATAGACCAGGTTAAGGACTAATCATGCCAATTAATATCAAACCAGAAATATCTCTTGGGATAAAACCGCCGGCAGTAATGACTCTGCCAGAAATGTTGAACTTTGTGCGCGGCCAGCAACTGTACCAGCGCGAAAGCGAAGTTTTGCCAGAACAGGTTCAACAAGCAAAAATCCAGACCCAACAAGCGCAATTTCAGTTAAATAGGGATCAGACGGCCAATTTGATGGGCCTGGTTGGCGGATATCGTAACGACCCGCGGATTAGTAGCGGAGACTCTAATCAAACTCGAGAGGCATTATCAGAAATTCGCGCTAAAGCTATTGCCTCTGGTCTTCCGGCTGACAAGGTTGACGAATTAATGCGGATGGGAAATATGATTTCCGAACGCAATCCTACAAAACTTCCGCAGTATTTTGACAATGTCATCCAATCACAAATTAGCGCAGAATCAAGACAGGGCCTGCGCACACCGCAGCCAATATCTGGTTTACCTGGTCCGGCGGTAATGACCCCAGGAACCGGCGAAGTGCGGCCAATGAACATTGTGCCCGCAGCTCCGGCACCCGCCGCCGCCCCAGCCGCTGCTGCTCCTGCTGCTGCCGCTCCGGCTTTTGGTTCAAATGCCGCTCCGGCTGCTGCCCCGCCTACTGCACCCGTTGCTGCTCCAGAAGCTGCTCCAGCCGCTGCCCCAACTATGACGCCAACAAGCGGCCCAGGATTTGCGTTGCCGTTCCAGCCGCGCAGAGCAGGCGATGTTCGGCCGTTTGCGCCTGGCGAGGAAGCCGCAAGAATCGAAGGCGAAGGCTATTATAAAAAGCTGGCAGACCTTCGATCCAGAGCGCCAAGCGGCATGGACCGAGTAGACAGGGTTTTGCAAACTATTGAAAAAATTGAATCTGATAGATTATTCAAAGCCGGTAAGGCTGGAGAACTTGAATCTAGATTGAGATCAGCTTTTGGTGATGCTGATTACAAGTTACTTGAAAAAGAGATTGCTGACCTGGTAATTGCAACCAACCAAGCAATCGGTGGCAAAACTGACGCAACGACAGAACTGGTTTCCCAATCAATGGGTAACACCAGCTTCCCACCAGGCGTACTGAAAAACATTGCAACCAAGCTGCGGGCAGATGCATTTGGTGCAATGCTTCAATCCAGAGGCGCTGAAAAGTTTTTAGAAGCTGGGTATGGAGAATCAAACCTTGCGCGAGGATACAGGGCAGCATGGGATGCTAACGCAGACCCCAGGGTGCTTGAAGGCATGGCTATTTTTGCATCAGACCGGTTGTCGCCTGCGGAAAAAATCAAGGCATACGAAAAAATAAAACCAACCAATTTGCAGGCATTAGAAGAATTTGAACAGAAAGCTCTGAACCTAAAGAGTTTGTCGGAAACCGGAAGACTTCCGCCGCCGAGGAAACCAAGATGAGCGATCCATATGTTCATAAAAACCTAACCAAGGATGACATCCAAAGGGCATTAACAATTGCCAGTCGCCTAAAAGGTCCTGGTGACATACCGCTCAACACCAGGATGCTGGAAAAGGTTTTTAGTAGCGCGGAAGAATTTGACTCCCAGCCGGCCGAAAGCCGAAAAGGATTGTTTATTACTTTGGGCATTCAGCCAGCGGCTGCGGCCGCCCCAGCGGCTGCGTCAAGCGGGATGGACGGGTTATTTGGTGCGCTAAATAAAACCAAAGCAGAATACGAAAAATCAAAAGAAACTCCGAAAGAGGCGCCTAAAGAAGCGCCTAAAGAAGCTGCGCCTACAGATTTATTTGGCGCATTAAATCAAACCAAAAAAGAATACGCAGAGCAGGCTATTAAAGCGGGCCTGTCAAAAAAACAATCAGACATGGGGGCTCTTGGTCCGGCGTCTG